CTGATTTATATTGACCATAAAGACCAAGTCCAAACATTAATACTGGTGGTGCAACACACATTAAAAAGTAACCTCTGCTATAACACCATTAATTTGTAATGGTAATGGTGTTCTTTGATTAATTGTAACTGTTGGGTCTTTTGAATAACCTAACAAACGAAATTCTATTTTTTCAGTAACTGGATTAATTGGCAAACTCATGTCATCAGTAGTTTGTCTTATAGTTAATCTTTTTCCATTAACACTTACTGAATTAGCATTTACCAAATCCAATGTTATTTTATTTAGATGTCTTGGGTGTCCTGTCAATGGTCCATTTTGAATGCTAACATCTAATGGATTTGTTTTTAATTCTACTGGAAATGTATATCCTATTTCTGCTTTTGTATTAATAATTAAATTTTGTGCTGAACTTGTATTTATTTTATTACTTGCTACTGTAAATTGTCCAACATATGCAAGGTCAGTTATAACATCTAGAACTGCTCCATTTAACCAATCTGATGTAGGTATTGTATATTCTGCTAAAGCTGTATTAGAATAATCTCTACTATTATCTAAATTTCTTGTTTTATCAAATTCCATCAAAGAAAGTTTTTTTGTACCATCACCAGCATCATACCATGCTGTTACATATAAATTTGTATCAACAGCACATATAGAATTAAAAATACCATTGGTTGTAAATTCTGTCCAACCAGCTTTTTGTTCATAGCGATTAGATGTAAATACAGCTATAGTTCCATCATTATTTACAAAATAAACATAACTCTCAGGTCTATCTAAAGCACCTTGTAACACTGCCATTTGATGAGGTGTTTTAATTAAATGAGATGATATTGTTGAAATAATATTTGATGTATAAGCTTGTTGTGTATCAGCAAAAACATATTCAGCAACAGATGTATTTGATGCAAGACAATAAATAGTTGTACCATCTAATAAAATAGGTTTAACAAAATTAGAACCAAATGGTGTTTGTCTTTTAACCTGTGCATTTGTAGGTGATATTGGTGTATTCGAAAAAGCAGGAACAAAAAATTCTGATGTACTTGTAAAAACGTGCAAATCTCTATTGCTTATCATATGTCTTATTGTATTTATTTCACCAATACTTGCAACTAATTCTATTGCATCTCCTGTTGAAGCAGTGCCTAAATTAAAATTAAAAAAATCATTTGATTTACTTGACCATATTGTATCTGGTTGTGCTGGTGTTCCTGCAAACCACAATCTATTTTCATGAAAAGTAACACAGCCAGGATATCCTCTTACAGAAGAATATGCTTGTTCTGCCCATTCTGTTGTAGGAGCATGAGTTGTTATAATAGGAGCACCACCTCCATCAACTGTTGCATTTGCAGAACCAGAAGCTGCATTTATTCTATATCTATTTTCATCAATTCGAGCTGTAATAGTTCTTGTACCATTTATATTTCCTGCTGTTATAGATGCAATAGTTGCTGCTTCACTAATTATTATTGTTTCACCTTGTTTCAACCCATGACTTGCATGAGTAATTTCTATTTCTGCTGTTCCTTCAATTGTTCTTAATGCATTTATATCTAGTTTTTGTTTTATTGTTCCTTGTATAGTTCCAGTCACAACAGTTGAACTTGTAAAACCAGTAATTAAAATTTCTGTATTATAATATTTTATTCTTGTTCCTACATGACCAGCTACAAAATAAGCTTCTGATGCTGTTATTGTAGCACCTGATCCACTCACTGCATTTACATCTAATGTAACTCCTTGACTTTGAAATTTTGCAAATGGTTGATTTGATGTAAATTCATTTGTTGCAGATGAACTATCTCCATTTGTTGAGAATGTAAAGGCTTCTACTTGAAATGAAGTTAATCCAGTTCTTTTTAATTGTTTTATTGGACAAGTCTGATGAGTTAAAAACATAATATCTCCAGATTGTGCAAAATCAATTTCATTTAAAATAGAATCAGTAAATGGTAATGTTGCTCCATCTGTATCTGCTGTAATTGTTGCTACAAGAGAAACAGTATTATCAGTTGCAATTTGAAAACATCTTATTTTTTCATGCTCAAGTGCAATTATATATCTTTCATCATCAGAAAATATAAAAGGAATAATTCTTACTTGTTGAACTTTTCCTAAAGCTTCTGAAGTTGTAGCAAGCCTTGTTTGATCTGAACTTGTTGCTAAAGTAAAACCAGTTGGTGATTTGTTTGTTTCTGTAACTGTAATTACATTTGATGCTGGATTTGCAACTGTAAAATCAGCATGAGCATTTATAGCTGTAAAAATATTATCTGCTGTTGTATCGTTATCTTGATGAACATAAAATTGATTTGTTCCAGGAGTATCAGTTCCTGAACCTAAAGAAGTAAATGTAACTGTATCTCCATCAGATTTTGTTATTGTAATTGTTGTACCAGCAACAATATTTGCATAATCTGTTACTGTAATTGTACAAGCAGTTAAATTTATTGTTGTATCAAATGTATAAATAT